TTATGTTTTAGAAAACTCTCTGAAAAAGCGCTTCATTTCACGCTCAAAAACATCAGTATAAATGTTTTTGTCACTTTGTTTTTCGCCCTCTTTCGTGGCTGTGAATGTCCATCGTGAGACAGCTGGTTCACTGACAAGGAGTCCTTCTTGAGCAGGAAGGTTTAGGTAGTAACCCTTAACTTCGTATCCTTGGTCTTGCAGGAACTTGATAATCTGTGCTTGGGACATCTCTGCTTTGGTATACATCGTGATGATGCCTTGTTCCTCTTTTATCCGTATCATAGTTTGTTTTCTTTTTCCATTGTTTTTTGAATTTCTCGGCGATGCTTTTCTTGGCTCATTTCTTCGGTTGCTTTCTTTGGTAGGAATACTGGCATTTTTGTAGAATTCTGACCGATTTTAGCGAACTTCTCCTGCATTTCCTCCGATAACTCATGAAAATATTTTAGCGGTGCATCTTCCTTTTTTTCTTCTTGTTCTTGAGGCGGTCTGCTTCTTACCAGCTTCTCCCTTTCATCTGTTTTTCGTTCTAGATATTGCCCTGCCCAGTCCATTACCAGCATAGTATCAAACTTATAGACCTTTCCAAATTCCCCTCTTCGTGCCATTTTGAACATGAGAACAATATCATCAAAAGTTTCATGGCTGAATTTCTCGTACAAATCTCCTGCTAATACTTGGATTTGGTAGGTTTCCAGCTTATTTCCTGTGACCTCTAAAAAGAACTCTATCACTCGGATAATCTGTTTTATTGTAGCTATTTTTTCGCCCGAATAAATCACAAGCGGTGCATCTTCCAGACTTTGCCGAATGGTAAGGTTTTGCTCCATTCTAGCCAGTACATTAAAGGCTTGTTTCTTCTCCGTATAGTTCTGTAAGGTCATCAGCGTTGTCGGCTGCGGAGGTTCGGATTTTGTTAATGCTTTTGAAATATTGCTCATATAACTTTGGATTTTGTTTTACTTGTTGAACTTCATTATAATACTTTTCAAAATTGCTTTCTCTGAACAAAGTCGTTGGGCAGAGGTAACCTGCCATAGCAGGATTATTCTTCCATTGAATGGTTTTCAGCTGGATGACTTCTACGATTTCCTGCGGGGTAAATTCCGCCTTTAAAAGTGCTTTAATCTTGGTTAAATTACTCTTTATTGGTCGGAACTTAGAGCCTGTGATTTCGTTGAGGTTTTCTAATATCTCCAGCTCTGGTGTGTGTAGTTCGGCTTCCATATATTTTAATTTTCGTTTTCATTTTTTTGTTTTTCAATTAAGAAAAAGTTTCGGGGAACTGTATAAATAATCATATCGCTATCAAAATGTTCCCATGAAGTATCTTTACAGATGCACTGTATCCCATCTTTAATTTCAATATAAATGCCTTCGCCTTTTACCTCTAAAACTTTTTCTAAATCTTGGTTTAAAATCTCTATTATATTCATTTTATAAAATTTTCAACACTAATTCTGCTAATTTTAAATTACATTCTCTACTTTCTTCCTGTGTAAAATCATCACTCTCTAACCAGTCATTATAAAGCAATGAATACGCTTGATAACCAATGTAATCATCTATCCCCTCTGTTGTAATATAATCTATAACTTTTTCTATTTCATCTGAGCAAGGAAGAATTACATAGTCCAATAACACTCCACAACTATTACAATTATTAAAATATTCAGTTTCCATATTTGAGGCAGAGGTATGTTTTTTAAATACAGAAAATGGATTATCCCTAAGATGTATTGGTAATTTTCTTTGTTTCAAAAGATAGTCACCCCTAAGGTTATAAAGAGCTTCATCTATACAATCTGGGCAAAAATCAATACTCATATCATTATTATCCTGTTCTATCCACCAAGCTTTTTTTAATTTCGGTTCGTATCGCTCGACATAAGGCTGTAATAATTTCAGCGCTTTGCTGATTGTTTCTTCTCTGGTCATTTCTCTTAATTTAAAACAATCGTTTCTTCTACAAGGCTATCGGCGAGCCTTTTGGCAAAATTCAAGTCTTTTTGAGCGTTCAGAAAGGCGTTGTAAAGACTATTTAACCGCTCAGTAGGGATTTTATTAAAATCATCTTCTTTTGCAGCTCGGCAGGCGATAGCTTTCACATATTCCACGCTTGGTTTTTTGTTCATCTTCTCAAATACCCCGAAGATAGCCGCTATCAGTCTTTTTCTCTTTTTGTCTAGCTCTTGAGATGTTACCGAAGCTCTTTTGTTCAGCTCGTAATAAAGTTCATCTATTTCAACCGCTGTAAGCTCTTTTGCTGAGCAGGTGCGCCCACTTGTGAAATCATAGATGATTTCTCCTCGTTGTTCTTGTAGTCCCTGTTTGGATAGGGAAGTCATCAGTGCTTTGAGTGTTGCCATATCTAAATTTTATAATATCCATTTATTATTTTCCATTACTATTTGTTTCCGTTCTATTTCGACAACTTCTTTAGAATCTTCATCTATCCAACTTTCTTTAAAAAATATTCTACCTCGTAAAACCTCTTTTCCTCCCACTATCTCAATTCCTTCTTTATATTGCTGTTTTTTATCACAGAACTTCAGTTCTTGAATTTTTAATTCAACAATTTTTTTACGAAGTTGTATTATTTTCTTCTCATTTTTTTCTATTTGATTTAGTAATGATTGCCTTGTCATTTTTTCTTTCAATTTTGCTCCGCCCGATGGCTCGAACATCGGTGCCTGCCTGTGCGGAAAGATTTTGAGGGTTATTCTGCATACATAGCTTTTACTGCAAACATGCACGCCTCCTCTAATTTTGTCTGTGCAAGGGAAATAAGCCTTTGCTTTTCTCCACTTGCTGGAGCAGTATTTTTATCGCCTCTCTGTTGTTCCAGCCCGTCGATGATTTCTGCGATACGCTTCCTTGTGGTCTCTATTATCATCGGCTCCATTTCTCTGTTTCTTAGACCACATCTTCTTTGTCCTATTGTCATTTTAAATTAGTTTTAAAGGTCATTTAAATTACTCTTGTGGGAGCAGGAAGCTCAAATCAATATCCTTTGAAAGCTCTGCACTGGTCATGGATAAAGGCAGGTTTCTTTCTATCCCTACGCCATCTACTTCCCATGCTTCTATAAACCATTTGGATAATTTCGGTTTGTAGGCGTTCTGGATGATTTCCACTCCTTTCTGAAAGTCCGTATCTGGATAATCTCTATCGGCAATTTGTCTCAGTTCCAGAACTTTTTTACTATCCAAGTCCCCTTTGCCGTTTCTTTGTAAAAGGCGGTAAATAGATGCTACTAATTTTTTAGAGTTTTCATCCTTAACTAATGTTCCTAAGAACTTGTGCACCATTTCCAAACCATATCCTGCCTCATCAGTGTAGCCGTCTGTAATTCGGTAGCCCAGCTTGATACTTTGCTTTCCGTGAGTAATGGTGTGGCTTTGCTGGTTTTTAGCCTTAATGCCCATTGTCTCAATTTTCAGCTTCAAATAATTTTCAAAAGTTCGGAAAGTAACCTCCTTTATTTTTGTAATATCATCCGAAACGCTTTTAAGAAGTTCAAACATTGTTGGCACCGTTCCTGCTGCCAAGTCTTCCAATGCTTTTAAATCTTGGGCTTTTTTCTCTTTCTTGGCTTTTTCCTCCTCTTTTAGTTGGTTCTGTAAAGCCTTTTTCTGCTCATCCGTGAGTTGTGTGATGTCTATTGCTGTCATAATCTTTTATTTTTTTGGTTCTAATTTCTTTTTTAAAGTTTTTGTAAGGATCTGCAGTCTTGCAGTTCTGGAGTAAAATTGCCAGCACTACGATTGCGAGCATTCTATAAATCATCGATATCATCATAATAAAGGGTTATCAATAGAATAGATATGAATGAAGTATAAGTAAGGGTAACTATTCCCCACATTATATCTTGTCGCCAGCAAACAGCACTTAACAAAAAACCTATTAAAGCGATTAAAAGTGTACTTTCCTTTCTGAATATATCAAACAATTTCAAGATATAAACAGCGTGGGCTAATAATAAAATCATAAATGTTGTCATCTCTTTTATTTTTCTTGATTTTCTAATAATTGTTTTTGTCTCTCTAGCAATCCTTCCAGCTGGTGCTGTAGTTCTTTCCATTCGGCAAAGCTTTCCGCCTCTTCCATTTGTTTCTCTATTTCTTTTATCATCACTTCCAACTCCTCAAGGTTGGGCTCAAATAGTTCTGTCATATCTTTTCGATTTTAAATGCATTAAGATTTTGAATAAAGTAAGGTTTGCCGTCTTTCGATATGCCTTCTTTTCCATAGATACTGAAAGACACTTTTACTCGGTGACCTGGTTTGAAATCTGCTAACTTTTGAATGTTATCATTTGTAAATTGTACTTTGGCTGCATTCTCATACTTTTTGCCAGTTCCTTGCTCGTAGGTAGATGTATCTAGCATTACTTCTACTTTGGAGAATGTTTCGCTTATCTGCTCTTTCTCTCCGATGTTTTTAATTGCTCCGTAAATTACCATTGTATATTTGTTTTTTAATTAGTTTCTTTTAGTTCTGTTCCGTGATACAGCAGGGCTTTTTCTTCATCTATCATAATATTGCCACCTGGACACCTTCCTAAAACAGTCACTCGCATTCCTTTCGCTTGTACTATTATTTTGCTCATCTTTCGCCAGTATCTTCCTGCTGCGGTATCTGGCATTCCTCTTTCCTCGTGGCTTACAAAAATTATCAGCTTATCCTGGTGTTTCATCATCAGTTCTTTCAGCTTGGCTTTTGTAATTTCATCTACATACTTAGTGATGTTGTCTATGAAGATGATTTTTTGACATTGTCTTTTCTTCATTCTTTCCTCTATATCCTCCCATTCTTCATATTCTATTATTTTAAAATTCTTATTGGTGTCATTGATACCCATTCGCTTCATTGCTCCTGTAAAATGCTCACTGATACCCTCTTCTGCGGAGATATATAAGACTTTTCCAAACTTTGTAAGGTAGTTTGCCAGCATCAGCGCAAAGGTGGATTTCCCTTGTTTCTCATCTCCGTGGATTATCCAGCCTCCTGTGGTCTCTGGATTCCCAAATACTTCCTGCCAAATCCCCTCAAATTCAAACTTTTTAAACTTCTTAGAATAGGCTTGTTTTACACTTAATGCCTTCATTATGCTGCTTTCTGTATTTTTATTAAGGTTTCTAAATATCTAAGGCTCTTTATTCCATTATCTTTTTTAGTGAAACACTTTTTTACAAGGCTGTTTATCTTGCTCTTGTCCTCCATGTTCTGGACTGCTACATCATAAAAGAGCTTTTCATAGAATTTCACTTTATCTTCTTTCACATCTGGCGTTATCCCTCTAAATTCGGAAGCGAAGCGGTCAAATATTTCTTTATAACCTACTTTGTGATTGTTGATGCCTCGCTGTATTTTGGCTCTCAGTCCATCGGCTCCCATCATATACCAGCCACAGCGTCCGATGGTTCCATTTATTAGCCCTTTCAGCTCCAAGAATGCTGCGTAATCCAAATCTCCTGCTTCATCTATACAGATAAATACCTTTCCTAGGTTATTGATGTAGTATTTTAGATTGGCTAGGATTTCATTATAATTTCCTATGTCTCCGCATCCTATTTCTCTAGCTAGGGCTTTTATGAACAGCCTTTTTGTTTTGCATTGAGAAGCGTCCAGATAGAAAGCATTTCGCATTTTAGAGACTAATATCTTCGCACAAAAAGTCTTTCCTATTCCGCAGTCATCTACTAATATCAGAGACTTTGAGTTCTGCTGGCAGTAGTTAAAATCATCTTGCAGTTCAAGGTAAACATCAGTCTCTACAGCGTTCCAATTATCATTATCTAATGTTACATTTAGTTTTCTTCCTATCGTGAGCCATTGCGTAGGGGACAAAAGTCCCTCTCTTTCGCCTTTTTTCAATCGGCTGAATACTGCTCCATTAATATTGAGAGTTTTAGCGTAGGCACTGTCCGAACCACTGTATCGGCTTTTACCTTCTATTATCGCAAGAGCGATGGCTTCTTTTAGTTCTGTTGATATTTCCATAACAATTATTTTTTATCTAAAGTTTGCTGAAAGCCCTTTTGAGAGTCTTCCTGTTTGTATTGGTATTTGTTCTGTTTCTTCGGTTTCGGTTTCTATCTTCTTAGCTGGTTCTTCACGAGGGGTGTAGCTTTCCAGCCCTGGAATGACAAATTTGTTATTCAGCACCTTGCTTCGGCGGTCTATCACTGTCAGTCGGTCTATATCATTCTTTCTGTCTCTCATGTAGGCGTTTACAGTGTTTTCATATGCAGACATTATTTGTCGGTTGATTTTTCCTGTATCGTCTAGTTCATGATAAGCACGGCTGTAGGTAGGTTTCGGAAGCAGTTCGCAGATAAGCATGTCATCATAATAGACCATCGCTTTTAGTACCTCTCCATCGTTCCCATCCAGCCAGAAAATCTCAAAACTTTTTCCTTCTATATATTTCATCAGCCTTATCAAATCCTCTCCAAGGGCGATTTCTCCCGAAAGTCCCAGCAGATACTCACTGCTTCTAAATTTTACTATACCAGCATTACAAGATGTTTTGGTATTGTAGCCTAGATAAGGGAGTATCGCTCTCCAGTTGGTAGGTTTGGTTTCCTTACTCTGCATCTCTGTGAAGACTTCCCAGCGTGTTTTACCTTCGTGGCGGCTGTGCTCCATATTATTCCATTTTTGTATATCATATAAGGAGTTCATTATGATTTGCTCCTTTGGTAGAATAATATCTCCTTCGGGTCCCTTTTGGTTGTCTTCTTTCCTTGCAAAGGGTCTTCCGAGCCAGCCCTCTTTGTCTTTTTCAAACTCATATCGCAGTTTTCCGAAATACCGCTCTACATGTTTTGCTCTTGCCTTGTTGGCTTCTATTCTCACATTGTCAAACATCGCCCCATTTTTCAAGAAAGTATCTCTAAATGATGCATTCAAAGCACTTTCGCATTCCAGACCGAGAGGCAGGTTAAAGCCCCATTCAGTGTAGTTCCTTACCATCTGGCGGTAGAAGTTTAGGATAAGTCCCTCCTTGGTTTCTCCGTATACCCATGTTGTCCATGCTTCCGAGCCTAGGTCTATTCCCATATAGAACCACAGCCTTTTGCTCTTATCGTAGAAGAATGGAGGCTGTCTGTCATCTATGGAGATGAGCACTCCTGCTTCTTTCACTTTGTCCAAACTGTGATATGGCACGAACTGCTGTATCAGTTTCTGGCGGTCTCCACTTCGTTTTGCGTAGGTTCCTATCTTGTTCTCCCATCTTCCCAGCCAAGCGATGATGCTGTTTTCAGAAATCTGCTTAAACCTCTTGCGGTCGGTATGGTCGTAGACTTCTCCTGTGGTGTGGTTGATGATTTCTACAGTGCCGTCTAAAAACGCCTGATATTCATCTGCTACCTCTGTCCTTGTCGGTTTGTTTTCTCGCCCTGCGAACATGTCATTCAGCAGTTTTATCATATCATCAGTCATTATCTTCGCATGTTTGTTTTTTAGTTTTTTGGAGATTAGACTTCCGAAATTAAAGTCCTTTTCATCTCCTTTTAAAAACTCTTTAAATACCCTTGAAAACTGTCTGTCTCCCAGCTCTAGTGTATGGGCTCTGCCGTGTACTTTGGGCAGGTATTCATTGAAGGTGATTAGGTCTATCCTTAGGCTTTCCATGATACCTATTTTCTTGCCTCCTTTTAGTGAGAGCCTTTCTTCTTTTAGTTTCAGCAGGGCTATCAGCACGCTGGCGTTAGTGATATATTCTTCTTGGTATTCTATTTTTAAGTAATCGCCATCTTCAAACTCGTAGGTGGTGTAGAATGCCGTAGCTGCAGGATTTATCTCCCAGAACTTCAGCAGGGGGTGGTGCATCGTACGGGGGTCGCCTATGCTGTTCTGTATCTCCTTGGGCAGACTGTCAAAGTCTACCAACAGCTGGCGCCCGTTACCTCCCGACTGGACTTTCTTTATTCCGTAAGGTTTGTCTTTATATCTGCTTATCTGCGTTTGAAGCGATTTTAAACAGTTATAATACTTCGGAACAAGCTCGTCCTTGGTTACTACTAATATGTTACCCCATTGGTGTGGCATTATTCTTTATTTATTGTCTTTATTTTGTTCCCGCTGGGGACTCGAACCCCAGTGTATGCCCTTCGGGATAAATCACTATATTTGTGGTGTCTAATCAAAAATTACAGTGATATGTTTATTCAAATTTTTACTAGTATAGATACTTATATTTTAGTAGCTGTTTCTGAAATTTCAACCATTGAGAAAAAAGGAAACTATGCCTTAGTTACCCTTAAGGACGGTCGGGTACTGGAAACAATGGAGCAGTACGATGTGTTAATCGGTAACCTAAATGCTCTACTTCCTCAGCCAATTGATTTAAAAATTTCTCCTGAAGATTAGCAATAAGTTTTAGGAGCCTTTCATCTACTTTATCTATAGAAGTTGTTACCTTATCTCCTTTGGTGATGATAACTTCATTATTAGCGACTGCTATTTGAGTGTGAATGTTAATTCTCATTTTAAATAATATTTAAAGTTGTTTTAATTTATTTTTAAAACCGCCCAGCATTGCTATTGTTTATTTCCAGTTTTCGGGCAACTGAGCGGTGGTTATTTTTAAAAGTGCTGTCTGTTACCAGATTTCTAACATTTAATTGTGTCAAATTCAAACAGCACTTGTCTGTAAAAGCCCTGTATTTGTTTATTTCTTTGGTAGATTACTTGCAACAGGGCGGAGTATAATTTTAATTTAGCATTCTCCTAATGGAAACTCAGCCTCCATGTTTCGCTCTGGCAGATAGCTGATCCTTTTACTAGTCCATACTTTTATTCCTAAAAAATAGTAGTGTGTTCTGATTTCTTCTTTGTTGCTGCCTAGTGTGTAGTAAGTGTATTCTACTTTTCTTAACATCTGTTTCATATCTATTGGTTTATAATTGTTTTCATTGCGTTCTCTGTAGCTTGGTCTATTTTCTTGCATAGCTCCTTGTAGTCTCTTAGTACATTGTCTGCCATCAGCCCCTTGCGGTCGCCTTTTAGTATCTGGCGAACATATCTGGCAGAGAACCCATACATCTCTGCAATTTTATTTACTGCTAATGGGTGGTATTTTTCTCTTTTTTGCTTACTTTTGTTCATTGTCTTTATTGTTCCTTTTGTTGGCACAAAGATATAGATAAAATTTTATCCAAAACAAATAAAAAGATAAAAAAATGACTAACATCAAGGAGAGAGTATTGTATTTTATTGAAAATCAAGGAGAAAAAAAAGAAACTTTTTTTGAAGATTTAGGAATGTCTTATGCTAACTTTAAAGGAGTTCAAAAAAAATCAGCACTTGGGTCTGATAAAATAGATAAAATTTTATCTAAATATCCAGATTTAAATTTAGAATGGTTATTCTCTGGTAAAGGCGAAATGTTAAAGGGTGGGAATACTAATACTGAAACCAGCAAAGAGGAATCAGTAAAGGGTATTCCTCTCGTAAATGCTACTGCTATAGGAGGATATGGTAATAATGTGTTTTCTTTTGAAGAGAGAGATGTTAAAGATTACTATGTGATTCCAAAATTTAAGCATAAGCAAGTAGATTTCATGATAGAGGTAGAGGGTTCCTCCATGTATCCCAAATATAACAGTGGGGATGTGGTGGCCTGTCGTATCATAAAAGAAAGAAACTTTATACAATGGAATAAAACCCATGTCATAGCTACAAGAGAACAAGGGATTATTATTAAAAGAATAAAACCAAGTGATGCCCCTAACAGTCTTTTAATGGTTTCCGATAATGAAAGTTATGACCCTTTCAATGTTCCAGAGGAGGAAATAGAAGGTTTGGCTATTGTAGTCGGTGTAATCAGGCTGGAATAG